ATTCTTTACAAGAATTTTACGACTTTTGGGGGTATTATCCAGATGAACAACCCATGTATGTTGACGATAAAACCATAGGTAGTACATTTCAAACAAAAAATATTTCAATTATGGAATTTTGTAACAAGTTTAATGCAAATCCTATAATTAAAAAAATAAAAACGAATAATAACCATCATGAAAACACAAATACAGAAACGGTGAATATTACTAATTCTATTGAATACACATAATATTTTCCTTCCATATGATATATCAATGAATATTTTTCAAAATATAAATCTACACCCAAAATTAGTTGTTCTTCTTTTGTCTTTCATCTTTTTTTCTATACTATACATGTTTTTAGATGATAGTCACTTTAGCGGTGTTAATTTTATAAAAGATACCATTAAAAAAGAAGTCATTAAGAAAAAAATAAATAATGAATTACAAGATACGATTAGTGACCCGATGGAAGCTTTTGGTAATTCGTTTTCTAATCAATATCAAAAACATATTGAGAAAGCAAAAACAGACATTGCCATGGAGGACGCTGCCAAAAATGTTTCAAGAGATGTTGCAGTAGATGAGATAAAAGAAGACAAAATTAATGTACCCCCATTTCAACGTTTGTTTGATCGTGCCTATTTTTCTATGAACACATCTTGTTTATTGGGCTATGGTGATATATTTCCTGTTTCCAATATTGCCAAGTTAATTTCTATGTTGCAAAGTTTTATTACTGTCGGCATTATCGTCTTTTAACTCTTTCAAGAGTATTGACATTATTAATATCATATCATATTATATAATATTAATGAATGAAGTTGGTTTTACAGTTTCTCAATGTATAGATTTTGTTAAAAATATTCAACAACAGGCTAATGATGTAATTGAAATTAAAACATTAATGACAACGCATAAATATAATATTTTTACTACTGCATTAAAACGGATTGGTAATGCATTAACCATGCTATCAAATGTATTTACCAATATTGATAATGACCATAATAAATTATTTGAATTTAATAATTTAAAACTTTCACAGATTGAAACGATTGGAGTAAAATTAGCCCCAATACAAGAGCTATTTGACTTATTAGCAGAATTATATTTTTATAATTCCCATTTTTGTGTTAGATTTCGGGTGAAACTACGAGCATTGTGTAAATTATACATTCGATTTAAAAAACCATCTACACTTAAACGTAGATTGTACAAACATTTTAAAGATATTGAACAACTTTTACCATTAGTTATTGACCTCAAACGTACTATTTTTGGAAGTGCACAACGCATTAGACATCCTATTATGAGAAAAGCATGGATGTTAGCAGGAGAAAATCAACTTAACGATAGTTCATTGCCTTCCAATATATTACAAGACAATTTGTATATGTTATTAGATACTGAACTTGGTGAAGAGGTTATTAATAAATGGGAAATTAAAGATAGATTTAAAAATGGGATTGCTTATATTGTAGATGATATTGATAATAGGGGTACTACTAAGGGAGATAATAATATATCCATTGCAGAATTAAATGATTTACCACATGTTATGTTCGATTACTTACCAAAAAATCAAGATAATGAGTTTAATATTGATTTTGATAACGATGATTCATCTCAGGATAATATATCTACTAAGAAACCAAAGAATAACAAAAATTCGGGGGGAAACCGATATTTATGTATATTTAATAGACAGATTTGCAATAATAATGATACTGATTCGGATAATGAAGCTGATGATAATGATAATATAACTACTAACAAAAACACTAATATATTAAAAGAATATGAATATAATTGTACACAACATTTCTTTGATGTATATACTAATTATTTACAAGGTACTTGGTTTGCTGCTAAAAAAGCTATACTTCAAGAAAAGTTAGAATTAATACAAGCAAAACAAGATAAAAAATACGCCGAACAAAACAATACTGATAATATTGCTGAATATACTAAAAAGGTGGACAAGTTACAAACCAACATAGTTATGCAAGAACAAAATGACATTGAAAATAAAATTAAGGGATTTGATAACATGCAAACTATATTACCTCCTTTATACAGTGACCTTATTTCTTTACCATTAACACTTGAATACATGAAAGGATTTCCTCAATTAACCGCAGGTATTAAACGTATTGATAATAAAGACCTTGATAATACCGTTGAATCACCTAAGAAAACAAAGGATTATATTAGTAATTTTATATATTCTTCCCAGAATAGTATGTATCACCCACCATGTGTTGCTGATTATGGCAACGAATATCCATGTATAGAAATTGCACATGACGAAATTACTTTTGGTAATTATATGAAAGAAAATATTGATAAGAAAAACTATCAACTTACTAATATTTGTTTTACTATTGTTGCACATGACCAAAACCAAGGCGGAACTGGTAAAGTTCATATAAGATATCAAATTAATAACGGGAAATGTATAAAGGCTTTCACTATCATACGACAACGCAAAAAAAAGAAAAATGTAAAACTTAGTAATAAACCACCTGATACTTACAAATTTAATATCAATAGACATGAAATATTTAAAAATAGGAAAAATATGACTGATGATGAAACTCAAACAATCACTTTATGGCTTTTTTGTCCAGGGGAAAGTGGTTGGAGTGCTACTGTAAAATCTATTAAATGCGAACATAAATATAGTTATATTGGGAATGGTAATTAACATCATTTATTATTTGATACACTTTACACATACCGTTCCCATATAAATTGACCTATAAATATAAGTCCATTCATTGTTAATATGAGAACTTTAAATAACAAATCATCATTCCTATCTATGTCATTCTTCATAAACTCTAACATTGTCATCAAATCCAATGCCAGATAAACAGAGTGCTTTACTAATCGCGATTTAGTACGAGGAACTATCTTTTCATAATTTTGTATATCCCACACCTTTGGTGGTACCATTTTAATTTTTTCTTTGTAATATTCAGTTGAATAAATATCCTCATTTATATCTTTATCCAGTGTATTTGTCTGTAATATATCATCACGATAAAACATATATTTTGATAAAAATACCTCATATGGGGCTCTTGACCTCCATAACATATACCCATAATCGGTTAATAACCATTCTATACGATGAATTATATAATATGCGGTTTTTATATCTACATCTTCACTACTTCCTACGTCATCTATCTTAAATCCCTTTCTTGTGTAATAATCTACAAACATTTCTGTACGATGCATTCGAGATTTTAATTGAATATAATTCATTTTATGATGCTGATTATCTATTAACGCAGTCCAGTAATATTTAATGGTATCACATACAGTTGGTTTTTCATTCAAATAATATTCTAAGGTTTGTAGATTATTCACATATGGGTTTATTCTGGTTTCTATTTTTTTTTCGTCTTCCATCGATATATAAAAATATTGCTATAATATTTTTATATTGGTTTTACATACTAAGTGTTCCTATCCCTTGACAGTGAGGGCATTTACAATATTGTCTTGTGCGTACACTTCTATCGGTTTCTTCACAATATGCATGTAACGATATATTACAACGAATACAAGTTACTTTATCTATTGATTCTATATTTTCCCAACATATTATACATTCGTCTACTTGATTATGCATTGATAATTTATTTCCCATTTATATTATACATACTATATATGTCTATATATATTTTCATAAATTATATAAATACATACTATACATTATCTATATTATGTTTCAAATGTTTTCTCTCTTATTTTTGACTACAACCATGTTGGCACTTTCTGCTGCCAGAATCAGTGAATATATTCCTTCAGTTAATATTGAAGACCATTTAATTACACATGATAATTTGAATTATTTACAATTGCCTCAATCTTTCTCTTGGAGCAATGTGGATGGAACTAACTATTTAACCAAAAACCTAAATCAACATATACCTGTGTACTGTGGTAGTTGTTGGGCACACGGGAGTATTAGTGCACTTGGTGATAGAATCAAAATTGCACGTAAAGCTGAATGGCCTGACATTAATTTAAGCATTCAATTCTTATTAAATTGTCAAATGGGGGGGAGTTGTAACGGTGGAGACCATCTTGCTACCTACAAAGCCATTAAAAAATACGGGTCTATTCCATTTGAAGATTGTATGGTTTACCAAGCGTGTAGTTCGGATTCACGGGAATCTGCTTGTCAATCTAAAACTGATTTTGTTTGTACACCTAACAATATTTGTAGAACATGCAATACATTCACTTCTAACGGGGGTGTGTGTAATCCTATCACACAATACCCGAATGCTACTATCACTGAATTTGGAGCGGTCAAAGGTAGCCTTGATATGATGACTGAAATACAGAAAAATGGACCTATCGCGTGTGGGATTAATGCCGAAGAAATTCTTGATTACGAGGGAGGCGTGCTTGACCTTCCTAATAAATTAAAAATGATTAACCATATCATATCTATCGTTGGGTGGGGGTATGATGACGACCTCGGCAAACAATATTGGATTATTCGTAATTCTTGGGGCAGCTATTGGGGGGAATTGGGTTTCATGCGTCTTGTTTTAGGCGAAAATCAACTTGGAATTGAAAAATCATGTGCCTATGCTATACCAGGGGAATGGACTTTACAAAACTTTCCTTGCTATGAAGATGGTAGTAATTGTTTTTAATTATTATATGTTTATTATATAACTTATAATGCCTAACCCACCAAAACATACATCATACCATTATGATATAGAAAAGTCAATTAATAATATTACTACATCTCCTGTACATGATATAGAAAACCAACACAGAATGTCACCATATAGAGAATTAATAATAGATTCATCTCCGGTACATGATATAGAAAATCAACTTCAAAGACCTATTATTAGACCTAACGCCCGAAAGCCAAAATCATCTAATCAAAAAAAAGTCAATATTGAAGAATTTTATAATGTTAACAAAAGTTTTTACCAAGATTCTCCTCCTTCTCATTTTTTATCCCCTCATCAAAAGAATGTTACCAATTCTTTTAACCCTATTAAAAGAGTGCCTACCAATACTGATTTATTAAATATTGGAACAAAATCTAACAGAGTTTTTTCTCCTTTATCATGGGCAGAATATAAAAGAACTCATCTGTCTTCAGCTTCAAACCCAGATGCACCATCAGCGGATGGGCAGTATTTTCCTGGCGGTTATACGCGTAAAAAGAAAAAGAATACCAAACGAAAGCTAACAAAGAAACGAAAAACTAATAAAAAACGAAAATCACGAAAAAAGTAAATACAATAATAGTAAATAATATAAATACAATTTAATTATATTATTCAACAATGGAAACTGATTGGACAAAAGTT